GATCGACCACGAGATCTCCGGAAACGTCATCTACACCTCGGCCGAGGCACCGTTCTACACGACCTTCATCATGCGCCGGCTCGACCCGGGCGGGTGGGACCCGCTGTTCGCCGAGGTCATCGGGATGTCCCTGGCGGCGCGTGCGGCGCACAAGTTCACGCGCAAGGTCTCCTACCTGCAGATTGCCAAGCAGCAGCTCGAGGAGGCGCTCGACAAGGCGATGGAGACGAACGCGCTCGAGGGTGACATGGAGCAGACCGAAGAGCACGACATCATCCGCATTCGAGGGCTCTGATGACCGTCGACACCCTGCAGGTCAACATGACGCGTGGCGAAATCACGCCGCTGGCGCATGGCCGTGTGGACACCGAGCACTACCAGGCCGGGTTGGCGGATGCGCGCAATGTCGCAGTGTTGCGGTATGGCGGCGTGACGCGCGTCCCTGGCACCATCTACGGCGGGCCCGTCAAGACCGCTGCCAAGAAGACGCGGTTTCTGCCGTTCGCATTCAACACCGAGCAGACCTACTACATCGAGGCCGGTGAGACATACTTTCGCTTCTGGACCAAGAGCGGCATCGTCATCGAGCGTATCGAAGTCGCCACCGTCCCCGTCGAAGTCGTCACCCCCTATCTCGAGGACGACCTCGCCAACATCAAGATCCGGCAGGTAGGAGACCAGGTCTACCTGTTCTGCGCGGGCTACCAGCCCCGTGTTCTGACGCGCGCGTCGGAAACGAGCTGGTCGCTCGCCGCCTACACGGCGCTCGATGGCCCTTACCTCAACGTCAACACGACCGCGACGACCCTCACGCCTGCTGCTACTGGCGCCGTCCACCCCATCATGACGTCCAACACCCTGCCCTCCGGGACAGTTGCGTCCAACACGAGCGCGACCGATGCGTTCGAGGTTTTCGATACAGCCAAGAACACGACGTGGATCAACAACGCGTCGAACGAGGGCTGGATTTCGTACGACTTTCCGAGCACCAACACGAAGGTATGCGACGCCTATTGGATACGCGCCGTGCCGAACGCCGACCCGGACGGAACGCCTGTCGCGTGGGAGTTCCAGGGGTACACCGGGTCCGCGTGGGTAACGCTCGACAGCCGTCAGGGTGAGACTGGGTGGTCCCGCGGCGAGGTGCGTTTCTACGATTTCCAGAACGAAACAGCCTACCAGTCCTACCGCCTGATATGGTCCGGCACGAACATATCGGACGACAGCGACAGCCGCATCGGCGAGATGGGCTGGCACGAGGCGGGCGCCAGCCAGACACCCTTCAACCTGACAGCGTCGTCGGTCACCGGCATAAACGACGGCGTCGGGTTCGTGGCGTCCGATGTAGGTCGCCCTATCAGGCTCTACGGGTCCGATGGGTACTGGCGATGGGCGCAGATCGCCGCGCGCAGCAGCTCGACAGTCGTCACCGTCAGGGTGTATGGCCACGCGCTGCCGGACCTGTCCCCGATTGCCAACTGGCAGCTTGGAGTGTGGTCGGAGACGACGGGCTGGCCGCGCGCTGTCGCCTTGTTCGAGGACAGGCTGCTCGGCGGCGGGTCCGACGACGATCCGACGTCGATCGCTGGCTCGCGTAACGGCGACTACGACAACTTCGGCCTGTCCAACGTCATCGTCGACGACGACGGCGTCGGCATGCGCCTGACCGGCGGGCAGCTGAACCAGATCCTGTGGCTGCTCGAGAACGGCGACGACCTCGTCGCCGGAACGTCGGGGAGCCTGCGTATCGTCACGCGCCAGGACACCCAGAAAGCCTTCGGCCCGAACAACCACCGGCAACGTCCGCCTGCGAACGTGTCGGTGTCGGCGGCCGATCCCCTGGCGCTCGAGAACGTCATCCTGTTCCTCGACGGCCGCGGCGAGCGCATCTACGAGACCGCGTTCGACTACAACACGGACAAGTACCTGGCGCGTGAGCTGACCACGCTGAACGAGCACCTCTACAACAGGAGCACGGTCGAGCAGATCGTCTACCAGTCGCATCCGCACCGTATCGTGTGGTGCCGCCGGGCCGACGGAAAGGTCGTCGCGGCCACCTACGACCGCGATCAGAAGGTGTTCGGCTGCACGCTCGTCGACTTCAACGGGATCGTCGAGGATATGTGCACGCTGCCGGGCGCGCTGTCGCGAGACGTCATGATGATCGTCCGGCGTACCGTCGATGAGGCCACCGTGCGCTACGTCGAAGCGCTCGCCGACTTCTACACCGACGAGAGCGCCACCAACCAGACAGTGCCGATCTTCGCCACGTCAGCGTTGGTGTACAGCGGGTCGGAGACAGGCACCGTTACAGGAGCAGACCACCTTGAAGGCAAGACCGTAGGTGTCTTTTGTGACGGCTTCGACGCGGGCGACGCCGTCGTTGACGGGGGGTCCGTTACGGTGCCCAGCGGGCTCGAGGGCGAGACCATCGTCATCGGCGAGCGGCTCGAGTGGCGCGTCAAGACGCTGCGCGTCGAGCAGTATGGCCAGCGCGACGGCGCCGGCATGGGGCGCCCCGTGCAGATCGTCAGCGGGAAGATCGACCTCTACCAGTCGCGCGGCCTGAACGTCGGCACTGTCGATGGGGTCGATGTGCTGATGTTCGAGGACGAGGTCGAGGAAGACCCTTTCGAGCCGCCCGCGTCGCGCACCGGAGCATACCCGCTCGTCGTAGACGACAGCTGGTCGAACAACGGGCAGCTTGTCATCAGTGGCGACAGGATGTACCCCGTAACGGTGCGGGGCGTCTCCCTGCGCGTCGATGGAGAACCTTGATGTGCCTGCCCGTTATCGGAGGGATCGTGAGCGGCGTCGGTGCGGCGATGGGTGCCCTGGCGCAGCGCTCGCAGTCGAAGGCGCAGGCTGACCTGTCGCGCCGACAGGCGACGATCGAACAGGAGATCGGTGCCTACGAGGCCAGCCGGAAGACCGAGCAGGTCCAGCGTGCACTCGGGTCCGCCCGCGCTGGCGCCGCAGCCAGCGGCTTGGCGTTGGCCGGCAGCGCGTTATCCTCGATCGATGAGAGCGCCACCGAGGGCGCCCTCGACGTGGCAGCCATCCGCTGGAACAGCGGACTGCGCGTCGCCAACAGTCGCTACGAGGCCAAGGTCGGCGACACGAACGCCAAGATCGCGGGTGCGGCCGCCCCCGTCGCGTTCCTGTCGCCCGTCATCAAGGGTGTCGCCGACTACCGTAGCAGCTTCAATTGAGGTGACGCCGTGGCTGAGATCAAGAAGTACACGGCTCAGGTCGGGCTGAACCCGGCGGGCGCGCCTGGTGTGCGCGTCAGCAACGTGCTCGGCGAAGCCGTGCAGGGGCTCGGCAACACGATCAGCAGCGTCGCCACGGCGTTCGACCAGCGCAAGCAGGAACGCGAGAACTTCAAGGCGCAGAACGACTACCGCACCTTCCAGCTGCAGCTGCAGCAGGAAATGGACGCCAAGGCCGCCGAGATGGCACCGGGCGGAGACGGCTTTCACGATGACTTCGTCGCCAACACCTTCCGCCCGCGCCGCGACGCCTTCCTCGCCAACGTGCCGGAGCGGCTGCGGCCGAAGTTCCAGACCCTGCTCGACGACGCGTCAGGCGCCGACGCCACCGAATGGTCGGTGCGGGCCGCGACCAAGGAACGCGACGAGATGTACCGGTGGGCGGGCGAGCAGCTCGGCATCACCGAGCAGCAGCTTGCCACGGCGATCAACATCGAACCGGAGCGCTACGACCAGCTGCTGCAGGCGGGCTACGACGACATCGACAGCTCGCCGCTGCCGGCCGCCGCCAAGGCCACCCGCAAACGCGAATGGGAGAACGTCGCCCAGGTCGCGCATCTGACGCGGCTGATGGAAACCAACCCGGAGCAGGTCATCCTCGAGCTGGGCGCCGACCCGAGCAACCTGTCGCCGACGACGCAGTACGACCTGCTCGAGCGCGCCGTCATCGGCCAGGAGAGCGGCGGCGACCCGCGTGCGATCTCGCCGGCCGGCGCCGTCGGCGTCATGCAGGTCATGCCGGGCACCGCCCGCGAGATCGCCGAGGAGCTGCAGGACCCCCGCTTCAACCAGGACTGGGACCAGGCCCAGATCAACGAGTACCTGATGAACCCGGCCGTCGGCATGCGCTACGGCCGCCACTACCTGCAGAAGCAGCTGCGCAAGTACCGCGACCTGGACGCCGCGCTGATTGCCTACAATGGCGGGCCGGGGCGCGCCGACGCGTGGCTGAAAGCCGGCAAGGACGACAGCGTGCTGCCCGCGGAGACGCGGAATTACTACAAGCAGGTCAAGGCGCGCATGGGCGTCGAGCGCCGTACCGGCGGCTCCCCGAAGGACGTGTCATTCGTCTGGGTCCGTGACGGCGGCATGGCGAACCTCGTCCCCGGCGACGAACGGCTGGAAGCGATCAGCTCCGATCTGCGCGACCGCGTCTCCACCGCCTTTGCGGCCGTTGGCGTCGACAAGGTGAAGCTCCGCTCCGGCTTCCGCGACCCCGGCCACAACAAGGACGTCGGCGGCGCCAAGAACAGCGAGCACACCCGCGGCAACGCGATGGACATCGACGTCGCGGGCGTGCCGCTGGCGCGCCGCCTGGAGATCATCAGGTCGCTGTCCGCGAATGGCGTGACCGGCATCGGTGTCTACGCCAACACGATCCACGCCGACATCGGCGGCCGGCGCGCGTGGGGGCCGGACCACTCCGGCAACAGCGTCCCGAAATGGGCGAAGGCCGCGATCGACGAGCACCTTGCCAACAAGGCCGTGGCACCGTCGATGTCGGGCCGCTACGCGTCGATGCCGTTCGACAAGCGGCAGCAGTTCATCCGGTCGGCCGACCAGGTGATCACCCAGCGCTACAACGAGGTCACGAAGACCGACGCCGTGGCCAAGGTCGAGGTGCGCCGCAGCATGGACAACGAGCTGGCGTCCCTCGCCGCCACCGGCCAGGGCACCGGCATCGACGAGACCCGGATCTCGACGATCCTCGGCGAGGATGACTACATCAAGTTCATGGAGAGCCGCGACACGACCGTGAAGGCGTTCAACGCCAAGCAGGGTATCGCGCTCATGTCGCCGCAGGAGATGGGTGACCGCCTCGAGGACTACAAGGCGCAGCCCGGCAGCCCGAACTTCGCCAACGAGCAGCGCGTCGAACGGGCCGTCGAGCGCGAGATCGAACGCGTCACGCGGCTGCGGTCGACAGACCCGGGCAAAGCCGCGCTGGAGTTCCCCGACGTCGCCGACGCGTACAAGACGGTGCAGGAGAGCATGCTCTCCGGCACTCCGGACGCCGAGGCCGTGCAGACGCTCGTCAAGATGATGCTTGAGAAGCAGGCCCAGTTCAACATCGCGCCCGACACCCGGGCGCCGATCCCGCGCGACTGGGCCATGCAGATCGGTCAGTCCCTCACCCGCGTGCCTGAGATGAGGGGTCGTAACGCCGAGGAGGTGCGGGCGGCCATCACCGCCCAGTACGTGGCCCTGCAGCAGTTTTTCGGCGAGTTCACCGAAGAGGTGATCATCCACTCGCTCGGCGAGTACAAGGGGATCAGCAAGCCGATGTCCGAGCTGCTGACCGGCTACATGCAGGCGATCGAGGCCGGCGGCGATCCGTTGCGGCTGAACCGCTCGCGCGCCGAGGACCAGTCGCAGGTCGAGGGCAACAGCCGCGGCTGGTTCCAGTCGATCACCGACTGGTTCTCCGGTGATGAGCCAGGCGACGGCGCACCCGGCGAGGTGACGGACGCCACCCCGAACAACGAGGTCGTACTGCGCATCATGAGCCAGCTCGACCCCGACGACCCGTCGTCGGAGATGGTTCTCGTTCAGCGCTATGGTCAGGCTGCCGTCGATGTGGCAAAAGCACGGGCAGGCGCCGCAACCACGAGAAACGACAGCCCGTGACCAACCTGTTCACCGCCAAGAAGATCAACGTTCCCGGGCTGCTGTCCGACGAGGCGCTGCAGGAGCAGCTGAAGCAGTTCGGAGACCAGGCCAAGGCACAGGTGCAGGCCGCGCCCCCGCCCACCGCCGCCTTCGACTTCGCCGACCGCGTCACCGAGCAGTACCTGTCGCAGCCCGCGCCGACCATGCGCGCGCCCGCGGCGCCGCCCGGCGGCGCGACGCGGAGCGGTGTCATGAGCGGGCTGAAGACGCTCAACAGCACGGCGTCGTGGATGACGCCGACCGGCATTGCCGGCAACATCGCACCGCGTCTGTTCGAAGAGATCGGCCGGCTCGGCACGCTCACCGCCGAGGAAAGCCGTGCCGAGCAGGCCGCGAACGACGCCGAGCTGAAGGCCCGTGAAGCCGCGTTCCAGAACAAGGCCGATGTCAGGACCCGGCTGCGCGAGATGACCAGCGAGCAGGCCGCCGAGATGGGCCTGCCGGTTCCGCCCGGGGGGACGCCGCCTGTCGAGTACCGTCCGCTGCGCGACGGTGAGCAGCGCGTCAACGACGATGGCACGGTCAGCACCGAGGTGACGCTGTCGCCGATGCTGCCCGATGGGACGTTCGCCACTGTGCCGTCGCTGTGGATGACGCAGGATGGCGTCGTCGAGCTGGACGAGGACCAGGCGCTGCAGCGCGCGCTCGAGTACGAGCAGCTGACCGGCGTCAAGTTCCCGCGTGCGGCCACCGCCGACGAGGCGAACAAGACGGCCAAGGAGCGATCGGAGGCCGGCGGCGCCAACGTTGGCCCGCTGGCGCAGTCGGCAGCCGTCAAGACGATCCGCGAGAAGATCGCGCTCAACGACAAGATCGCGCCGACGCAGGCGTGGTGGCTGAACATGCTGCAGGTCGGCGCCCGATCGGCTGCGCTCACGGGCACCAGCTCGCTGAAGTACCCGCTGATCTGGTGGGAGCAGGCCGAAGCGGCGATGACCGGGACGATGGAAAAATCCGCGCCGCGCGAGTGGCTGCAGTCCATCGACAAGGAGGTCACCAAGATCCTGCCGGGCGACCCGGCGCGCGCCAAGGACTTCCTGACCGACCTTGCGGCCGGCGGCGGGTCGTTCGCTGCGTTCATGGTCGCGGGCTACGTGTCCGTCGCCGCCGGCATCCCGGCGGGCGTCGGTGCCGGCGTGCTCGGGGCCACCGTCGGCGGCTCCAACCTGTTCGAGGAGGCCGAGCAGTTCGACGCGACGGCCACGCAGAAGTTCCTGTCGCTGCTGATCGGTTCCGGTCTCGGCGCCACCGAGGCCTTCCCGATCGACCGCATGTTCATGCGCGCCGACGCCGCCAGCGGTGGCGCGATCCGCCGCCTGCTGACGACCACGGCGGCGGGGTCGCTGGAAGAGTTCATCCAGGAGGCCGGGCAGACGCTGGGAGAAGATCTTGCCGCCAAGTACCTGTTCGACGAGGACCGCGAGATCTCGGCCGCCAAGATCCTGCGCCAGGGTCTTATCGGCGCGTTGACGGGCGCCGCCGGCAGCGTCGTGACGCAGGGTGTCGCCGAGATCGGTGTTGCGCCGCGGATCGAAGCCGAGATGCCGGTCGCCGAGCGCGAGCGCATGGCCCAGGGCGTCATCGACGTGCTGCAGCGCGAGGTCGACACGATCACGACAGCGCCGCTGCCGGAGGTGGCCGACATCGTTGGCGCCGACGGCCAGGTCATCGCCGCGGGGCCGCAGGACGTCATCACGCTGCCGGATGGCACCGAGGCGATGGTCGAGCGCGCGCCTGCGATCGAGACGCCTGAGTTCAAGAACTGGTTCGGCGACAGCAAGGTTGTCGACGACACCGGCACGCCGCTGGTCGTGTACCACGGGACGAACGCGGACTTCACGGCGTTCGATAAGAGCAAGAGCACGTTCGGCTACCACGGCGGCGGCTTCTATTTCACGCCTGATCAAGAGTGGGCTTCTTCGTTCGGTAAGACGAAGGAAGTGTACCTGTCGATGTTGAACCCGTTCAACAAAGACACCANGGGCATAACTCCTGCTATGGTCGCCGAGTATGTATCAGTTATGAAGGAGCGTGGGGCTACTGATGACTGGATCGAAGCCAAGGTCGATAACACTATACACTCAGGAGATTTCGACATAGGTCTTGGTGACCTAGGCGAAATCACACCGATGGAGATACAGCGCGTCTACAAGGCGGGCGGTTTCGACGGCGTGGTCGCCGAAAACGGCAACGTTATGGTCGTCTTCGACCCGACCCAGATCAAGTCCGTCAACAACCGTGGCACCTTCGACCCGGCCGACCCCGACATCCTGTCGATGACCGCACCCGAGCGGCAGCGCCAGTTGATCGACGAGGTGCCCGGCTTCAAGGGCGTCGCCAAGTACCTGACGCCGGAGGAGCGCCCCGCGTTCCGCAAGTCCAGCGCCAAGAAGCTGGTCGAGATCTTCGAACAGATGCCGGACCCGAAGGAGATGGCCGCGGTTGCGATCTCCGGCCGCGCCAAGCGGGGCTGGTACGCGCGCAGCGCCAAGGCGCTCGTCGACATCTTCGGCGTCGAAGACGCACCGCGCTTCGCCGCGCTGCTCGCCGCGCTGTCGCCGCAGGTCTCGGTCGAGAGCAACGCCATCAACGCGCTCAGCGTCTGGGGCGCCTGGGTAAGGGCCGGGCGGCCAACCGATCGCGCTGCCATCGTCAGGATCATGGGCGGCGCAGTGCAGGGCTCCAAGGGTGCCGACAGCGTCCTGCCGGCGTGGGTCGACAACTCCGTCCGCGCGCTGACGACGCCCGACGCGACGACAGCGCGGCTGTCCGGCCCCAAGGTCGACAGCTTCATGAAGAACCTGCAGGGCATCACCGTCGAAGTGACGAACGACGCTTGGATGGCGAACTATGCCAACGTCGAGCAGGCGCTCTTCCGCGGCACATACCGCAAGGACGAGACTGGTTCGAAGGTCGGAGAGAAGGGCGTCGGCTACATCGCGATGGCTGCGGCCGTGCGCCGCGCCGCCGATGCCGCGACCAAGCTGACCGGCCAGCAGTGGACCCCGGCCGAGATCCAGGAAACCGTCTGGTCGTGGGCCAAGACCCTCTACGAGAAGCGGGACGCCGCAGGCGAGAACCGCACCACGGTCGAGATCCTGAACGCTGGTGGGCTGACCGCCGAGGAGATCGCCAGCACGCCCGACTTCGCCTCGCTGTTCGCAGGCGGGGTCTACCGCAACCTCTTGGAAAAGGCAGGCTACAATGTCGAGACTGATGGCAGCAGCGGAAGCGGCGCTGGAAGCGATGGAGGACGAGGGGATGTCCGCAGCGCAGAAGGAACAGGCTTTGCTCAGGATGCTTTCGAGCGGCACCTCCGCCGAGCAGCCCGCCGGCTCGAGGATCTCCGCAACCAACGCCTCGACGCCGAAGGCCGCCGCGCCGATGAGAAGCCAGTAACGACCGACTTCCCCGGAGGCGCACCCAGCGACCCGGGCGCGGGCAGCCTGCAGCTCGAGGACACCTTCGACGGTATCGACTTCATGGTCGTCGGCGACAAGGAGCTGGCGCGCCTGCCCGGCCTGCCCAGTAACTCCAGCGGGCCGGTCGCCAGCGTAGTCCAGGCAGCCCGCGCCTACGCCAAGTCGATCGGCATCCCGTTCCGCCGGCAGGCGACCTACGTCAAGGCCGACCCGGAGCGTGGTCGCCGCATCGCCGAGGCCTACGACCGGATGAAGCACGCGCCGGAAGACCCGGTGGTGAAGGCCGCGTACCAGGCCATGATCGACGAGACGCTGGCGCAGTTCCAGTTCGTCAAGGCGTCGGGGCTCGACATCGACTTCATCCCCGAAGGTGCGGCCGACCCGTATCCGGGCGGCCCGCGCGAGGTGCTGGATGATCTGCAGCGCGGCCACCTGTGGGTGTTCCCGACCGACCAGGGCTTCGGCTCGCTGTCGGAAGCCGAGCAGTCCAACCCGCTGCTCGCCGAGACCGACGAGGTCGTCAAGGGCCGCAAGCTGCTCGCCAACGACGTCTTCCGCATCGTGCATGACTTCTTCGGCCACGGGCTCGAGGGGGCCGGCTTCGGCGCGCGCGGCGAGGAGAACGCCTGGCAGGCGCACATGCGCCTCTTCACCGAGGCGGCGCTGCCGGCGGTCACCAGCGAGACGCGCGGCCAGAACAGCTGGGTCAACTTCGGCCCCTACGGCGAGAGCAACCGCGCCAACCAGCGCGAGACCGTCTACGCCGACCAGAAGACCGGCGTCATGCCCCCGTGGACGTGGCGCGAAGGCGTCGATGACGACAGCTCCGTCGCCTTCGGCGATGGCGTCGTCACGGCCGAGGAGTTCAAGGCCGCCGACGCGCCGACGCAGGACATGCTGGCCCGCCCCGGCTGGGCCATCCTGACCGGCACGCAGGAAGCGCTCGGCGCCTGGGACGCGCCGGAGAACGTGGCTAGCAACGACCAGCTGCGCACCGAGCTGGCGGGCACCGACGCGATCGAGATCACCGGCAGCTATGAAGGCGTCGCCCAGGGGCCGAGCTGGATCGTGTTCTCGCCGCCGGCCGAAGCTCTCGCCATCGCCAAGCGGTACGGCCAGGAGAGCATCCTGACCAACGAGGGGCTCGACTACGGCGACGGCACGATCGTCCCGGCCGACCCGTTGATGACGACGGTCGGCGACGAGGCGCGGCAGCAGCCGTTCTTCTCCGCGCTTCCGAACGGCAACGCCTTTTCGATGGGGCTCGACTTCGAAACCGGCCGCGTGCCGCGGTCGGAGGCGATCTTCGCTGGCGCTAAGGCCGCGACCGGTAACGTTGACGCTCTCGAGACCGCCATGCGGATGGTCAAGGAAGGCCGCCAGATGGAGGATATCTGGGAGGCGACCGGCTTCTTCTACGGACGCGACGGGCAGTGGCGGTTCGAAATCTCCGACCGCGACGCCGACTTCACCCCGGCGGCCCTGCAGTCCCTGACGCCTCCTCCGACCGCGGGAAAGTTCTGGACCGGCATCGCGTTCGGCAGCCTCGGCGAGATGGTGAAGCATGACAAGCTGTTCGCTGCCTACCCGGAGCTGCGCAAAGTCGAGGTCAAGCTGCGCACGGCGCCGGGGGCACAGAACCAGTCCGGGCAGTTCTACAAGGACAACGCGGGCACCCTCCATATCGAAGCAACGGGCCGCGATCTCGAAGACCTGTTGTCGGTAACGCTGCACGAAGCCCAGCACGCCGTCCAGACGGAAGAGAACTTCGCGCGCGGCGGGAACATGTCGCTCGGTGAGCTTTACGAGGGACCGGATGTCGCAGCGTGGATGACGGCCCTGGGCGAGGCCAATGAGGCTTTCAAGGCTTTTCGCGACGCTGGAGGCGACCAGAGGGGTCGGCGCGCGCGGCTGACGAAACTGGAGAACGACGTCCGGGAAGCAGAACTCAACTTGAGGAGAGCTGCGGCCTACGAATACTACCGCCGCATCTCCGGCGAGGTCGAAGCGCGTAACGTCCAGGCGCGCGCTGATCTGGCGCGCAGCGGGAAGCGGCAGTCGGACGCAGGGGAGCGTGTCGCGCCGATCTCCATGCCGTTCCCCGATGCCACGGCCGACGTGGCCAGCGAGGACCAGATCGTCATCATGCGGACGACGGGCCAGTCGATGGCGCCGGTGATGATGGCGCAGAACAACTCGACCAGCAACGCAGGGCCGTTTGGAACAGCCAGCAACCGGACGGTGTTCCGCGCCGAACAGACGCGCCCGACCGGCGGCGTACCGGCCACCGGCCCCGTCACCGAAGACACCAGCCTCGCCAGGATCAGCGCCAACTTCATCAAGCTGATGGGGATCACCGCGCGGCAGGGCCGCCTGACGATCCGCGGCGCCGACGTCATGGGCCAGTACAGCCGACGCAGCGACGTCGTCCGGCTGCGCGCGCAGAACGACCTGTCGACGCTGGCGCACGAAGGCGGTCACGCCCTGCATGACGCCCGCAGCACGTTGCTCGACGGTTTCGTGCAGCAGAATTCGCGCACCTTCATGGCGGTCGGCACCAAGCTCTATGGTGGCGACCTGACGTACGCCAACAAGGAGACGCACGAGAGAGAGGGCTTCGCTGAATTCTTCCGCGTCTACGTGCTGAACAAGCGGTACCTGCGCCGCAACTACCCGGCGCTCCTCGACGACTTCGAGACGTTGATGGACCAGAACGCGCCAGAGCTGAAGCGAGGGCTCGAGCTTGTCAGCCAGCAGCATGAGGCGTGGCTGCAGCTACCGTCCGTCGCCGAGCTGCGCAACACCATCGTTCCGGCCATCCAGCCGAGCGGTATGAACGCAGCCATCGCCGAGCTGCGCGAGGTCGGCTTCAACACATGGTTCAGCGAGATGTCGCGCAAAGCGGTGTCCGAAAGCGTCAACCGCTACGCAGCGCTGAACAAAGTCGTCGGCGAGATGCTGAACATCGGCGAGCGGAACGCCGGGCGCGCGATCGACCTGAAGGTCGCCGACGACCCGCGGGCGCTGATCCGGCTCGCGCGCAACTCCGGCTCGCGCGCCATGCGGGAGCTGACTGACGGCGTCTACGGGTACCGGTCGCTGCAGCCGACGACGCGCGGCCTCCGTGACGCGCTCATGATCAGCCAGGGGCTGACCGTAGACGACAGCCCGCGTGCTTTGAACGAGCAGCGGCTGGCCGACTTCGACACCTACCTGGTCGCCCTGCGAGCCCTCGACGAGTACCGCCGCAAGGACGAAGGCAAGATCGCCAAGATGCCGATCAGGCAGCACCTCGGCGACGTCAGTCAGGCGATCATCGACCTCGAAGCGCAGTACGGGGCATCGTTCACCCAGGCCGCGGCGATCGTGCACGAGTACGGGATGGCGCTGTGGCAGAAGGCCTACGACGCCGGGCTGATGAGCAAGACGACGTACAAAGCCGGGCTCGACCGTCAGTTCTACGTGCCGCTGCAGCGCGACATGTCCGACCGCAGCAACGCGACGATGGGGCCGACGTCGATCAGCGGCGGCCGGTCTATCGTCAAGCGGTTCCAGGGCTCCGATCGCGACATCGTCAGCCCGATATCAGTCCTGATGCACAAGACCTTCGCGCTCGAAAACATCATCGCCCAGAACGACGTCATGAAGACCCTGGCCGCGCTTGCCGACAGGGCGGGCCGGACTGGTGCGCTGGTCGAACGCATCCCGGCGTCGAAACTGGTCGCGAAGTCGCTGTCGATCGAGGAGATCGCTCGGCAGATCACCAAGGACGACACCATCACCGAGGCCGACGCGCACGACCTGCTCGAGATCCTCGGCGACATGATCGACCAGAACAAGCTGATCACCACGTTCCGCGCCGAGCAGGCGTCGACCCGAAACGAAAACGTTCTGTTCTTCTGGGAGAACGGGTCTGTCGCCGCAATCCAACTGGCGGACAACGACCTCGGCGCCGACGTCGTCAACATGATGAACAGCCTGGGGCCTGAGAACATGCACACGGCGCTGGAGATCGTCGCCCTGACGTCCAGCGCGTTCCGCTCCGCCATCACCGCCTGGCCGGACTTCCTGATCGTCAACTTCATCCGCGACCAGCTGTCGGCGTGGATCTTGACGGACGTCGGCTTCAAGCCGTTCGTCACCGGCATCAAGGGTGTCGGCGACGAGCTGCGCCAGAGCAAATGGGCCAAGCAGTACAATGCGGCCGGCGGCATCATGGGCGGCATGACCGTGGCCACGCTGCACGAGGCCCGGGTCCGCAAGGACATTGACGCGCTGCGCAGCAAGGGGTACCTGGCCCGGGCGTTCGCGGGCAAAGGCTTCAGCGGCGCGGTAGCCGGCATGGGCCGCGTCGTCGAGATGACGGAGACCGGCACCCGGCTCGGCATCTTCCGCAAGGCATTCGAGCGCGCCAAGGCCGACGGCCTGACCGAGTACGAGGCCGGGCTCGAGGCGGCATACACGGCGACCGACTACATCGACTTCGGACTGAACGGCACGCGCATGCTGGCCGCCCGGCGCACGATCCCGTTCCTGAACGCGCAGCTGCAGGGCCTCTACAAGATGCTGCGGACGCTGGGCGCCGACGAGGTGCGGCAGCGCAAGGGCCTGATGTTCGCCCTGAAGGCCTTCTTCAAGGACACGCGCCAGCTGTCGCTGTCGCGCGCTGAGCGGAACGCGGTCGTCACCGGCCGCAAAGCGTGGCTCAAGATGACCAGCATCGGCCTGATCGGCGCCGCCCTGCACTTCCTGTTCGAGGACGACCCCGACTACCAGGAGGCTGGCGAGTACCTGCGCACGACAGGCTGGGTCATCCCGATGGGCGACGGCCGGCTGTTCTACATCCCCAAGCCGTTCGAGCTGGCGATGGTGTCCAACGTCATGGAGCGCGCGCTCGAGTTCGCCAGCGGTGACCCGCAAGCCAAGTCGCGCTTCCTGCGCGGCTTCGCCATGACCATGGTCCCGCCGACGTCGCCGCCGGCCGTCCAGGTCGTGGTTGAGTACGCGGCCAACAAGAACTTCTTCAGCGGACAGGAAATCGTACCGAGCTACATGCAGGCGCTCGACCCGATCCTGCAGTACAACAACTACACCTCGGAGTTCGCCAAGAGCATCGGCGAGATCACCGGGTGGTCGCCGATGGTCGTCGACCACTTCATGTCTGGTCTCGGCGCCAGCGCCTACCGCGACATGGTGACGATGACCAACGCGCTGAACCCGGCGCGGCCAAGCATGGACGAGACCGACGCGCCGATCCTGCGCCGGTTCATCCGCGACACCCGCCGCGGGTCGGCGTCGGCGCGCGACTTCTGGGAACTGGCGTCGATGCAGACGGG